CCCCAAGTTGAATTTGGATTTAATACCATTCCAACTATCTGATTGCATATACTCAATACATCGTTTGTAAATACATGTAAATTGTAATCATTCTGAATATTATGCGATACGAATCTAATCAATGGGTCAGTATCAGGCTTTCCGTTGGATGAATACTCTTTATACGGGTCAGTTAATGTTCCAGGTGTATGTGGATGGTTTGTACCACCTCTATAATATGTGTCTTTTGGAGTTATTTCAAAAGTATTATTGTAACATAGATAATCTATTTCGGTTTGAGATACTTTTGATTTTGCGTTATAAATTGGTAAACTCCAAATTGAATTAATATCCGTATGTTTGTTAAATACTTTATTAAAATTACGAGATACACAATAATCTGATTTTAATAGAAGTGTTTTACCAGGACTATTTAATCCGTTCTCAATTAACATAGAGAATTGATTAATCAAATCTTGTGTTAATGTTTTTGGACAATCCAATTCTTCATATGGAAATACTGCTAAATTCTGAATATATCCATTTACATCCAATTCTTTTATTTTATCCTGTAACCAATCATTGTCAATCGTATGAGAGTGTGTATTGTAAATAATAAACCAATCCCAAACTATTGGAGTAGTTTGATTACTTAATAAAGACCTTAAACTATACTCAGCGTGTTCTTTTGTAAGTGTTGCATGAGTAGTGAATATACAATTATTCATATTTAAAATAAATTATAATAACTTTTTAATTTTAAATCGTTTTCTTTTATTTTTTGAATTTCAGAATTAGAATCTAAACTATTATTTGTTAAAGAAATACTTCCTTCTATTTTGAAGTTTACTAATGCGTAGTTTTGTTTTCCTAAATTTCTATTTTTTATAAATAGCCAATCATCTTGACACCAAACTTTCATTTCTTCTGGTACTGGAATCCAACTATTTTTATGTATAAACATTGCTATTCCAAAATTACCATACCTATGTTCGACCGGCATTAATCCAACTTCTCCTGTTTCTGTCAAATCAATAGCATTTCCTGCCATACCTATTACTCCGATATCCGATGTTATATGTTCATATAATGAATTAAGTATTTCCCAATCCATCCAATTATCATCGTTTAGAATTAAAAGTTTATCATATTTTGCCATTCGAACTCCTTTATTCCAAGGAGCAGTTACATATGTATTCTTTCCTTCTAAAATATGATTTAATTTTTTAATGTCAGTAATCTTAGTAGTATTATCTGTATTATCAAATAATAAAATTTCACCAACAATCTCATTTAAATCAAGTTCTCTAAGTGTTTCTTTTAATCTATCACACTTCCACATGGTTGCTATTATAACTGAAATCATAATTTACTTTTTGATTCCCCAAAAATATAAATCATTAGGATGTACATCTCTTGCAAAAAAATGATATTCAGAAAAATACTTATCAACATCTATTGCAGTTCTAACATCAGCTTCTGTCAAATTCATATAGTAATCATTTTCAATCTGAGAAGTAAATGGAGAATCCTGTGGAGATGTTCTTTTAGTACCATGTTCAGGTCTACCTGTTGTTGCACAACTAAATAAAAACACACCATTCGATTTTGTTAATTTTGTTGCATTTTGAATAGTTAAATTCCAAAATTCATCATGTTCAAAGCATTCTGTTGAAACTACAACATCAAATCCTACATCATCTTTAAATTCATGTCCTCTACATACAATATCTACATTATTTCCCTCACCAATATCAAGTCCAATATACTCATAATCTTCAAATGCAAATCTATTGTTTCCATTGATATCCAATGAGCCAATATCTAATACTCTAACTCCTTTAAATTTTTCAGGAAATCTATCTCTAACAGATGCTATAAAATCTTGTTGTTCTTTGTGTGCCATTTTATTTATTTTTTAATTTTTGCAGTTACATATATCCATTCAGGATGACCTCCATCTAAATACGAATTTTTAATTTCAACAGAATCTATCACATATCCAATCTTCTCTAAATCACCTGTCAATTGTGTACTATCGGAAACTCTAACATCATCGCTACCATTGCTTCCACCAACACCATAATTATTATCATAGTAATTGTTCACTAATCCATGTCCACTACCCCACTCTTCACTACCATATCCCATTTGAAATGAGAATATTCCATTAGGTTTAAGAACTCTAGCTATTTCCGTAAACAAATTGAATCGTAATTCGTGAACTGGTAAATGCTGAAATACAATAGTACTCATAACGAAATCATATTCATTGGTTTTTAATTCGGATAAATCCAATCCATTATTCAAATACCAATTTGATTTTTGTCCTTGATAATGCATTTTATTATAATTGATATTATCAATCGATATATCAACTCCATCAACTCTATTCCAATCAGCTATTGTTAGTAAGTTAGTAACATTTCTACCTTTACCACATCCAAAATCCAAACCGTTCCAACCAATAGGATTTTGCTTAATAACCTCTCTCAATAAAATACTCCAATAATGTGGATTTGTATTATGCTCTTGGTGGTTGTTTGTACCACTATCATATACTTTATGCAAAGTATTTATGTAATATTTCAATTCTTCTTTCATACTTTATTTTTTATAGTTTTCTAAGTAATATTTTAAATCTTCAGGTGTTCCTAATCCCCACATTTTTTCAATGTTAAATGTTTTAATTTTCTTACCATCGGCAATTGCTTCATTGAAAGTTGGACAAGTATAAAACTCATTGTTGGTTCTGATATTCTTACCAATCATTTGCTCTGCATATTTTACATAGTCAGAACCTTTAGCCCAATAGTAAACACCAACTGTTGCGATATCTGAAATTGGATTCTTCTCTGCTACTTCAGTCACATAACCATATTCATCTACTTTAGCGAATGACCATTTAGGATGTGTTGCTGTAAATGTTAAGATACCACCATCAACTTTTTGCTCAATCATTTTATACATAAACTCATTGGAATCCCATTCAACGAATTGGTCAGAGTTTGCCATAACTAATGGAGCATCGTTATCGATGTGTTCTTTAGCTAATAGAGTAGTACATGCTGCTCCTTCAGTTAAACCATCAACTTCCACAATCTTACAATTAGGAGTTATTAAGTTTAATAAAGTATCTAAGTTATACTTTTCTCTATGTTCTTTTTGAACTACATAAATGTATGTAGCTTCTATGTTTAAATTATCAACAACAACCTGAATCATTGGTTTGTTTTCAACATCGATTAGTGGTTTTGGAAATGTATATCCAGCTGCTTGGAATCTACTTCCTGCTCCAGCCATTGGTATCAAAACATTCAACTTACCACCTTGCCATTTTGGAATACTCATATTCTTATTTGTTTCCTCTAATTTACGAATAATTTTTGACAATACCAAATCTTTTGGAGAATCTACTCTCAAAACATTAGCTCTACTTCTACTTGCTGCCAATAACCCATGTGGTGAATCCTCTACAATAAGAGTTTCTTCCGGCAACACTCCCATCATACTCATTGTTTTCCAATACATTTCAGGATGTGGTTTAGAGTTCTTTACATCCTCATTAGAGATGATTAAGTCCATATACTCAATTATACCTATCTTTGCTAACATAACCAATACAGACCTTCTAATTGAGTTTGAAGCACATGCTAATTTATAACCTCTATTACGAAGTTCTTTAAACAATTCAATCTTCTCTAAATCTGGTTGCAATTCGGATATAGCTTCAATGGTTAATTGCTGCTTTCTATTCCAAACTGTTTGATATGTGTTTGGATGCAATCCTTTGTTTTGAGTAAGTAACTCTAATTTTTGATTAGTTTTTAAACCATCATAGATTGATAAATGCTCAGCTTCTGATATAACATATTTGTTACTTTGTCCAATTTCCCATAAAGCTGTATTTAAAGTATCAAAATGTATTTGCTTAGCTTCTACTAGCACACCATCTAAATCAAATATTATCAATTTCGCCATAGTAACTATTTTGTTTTTCTTGTCTATCTATATTTTTGATATGCCTGATACAATATACCTCATCTATTGGTAAGTTTGTATATGTTTCGATTCCTTTAATTTGTTCATGTACTTTACTTTCCCAAAATAGCTTTTTATCATTTTTGTAGATACGGGTTTGAAAGTCAGGAAAATTTATATATCCCTTTTCATTTTGTTTCCATTCCCATTTCTGAATATGCTCTTCGGTTATTCCATTCACAATATTGATGCGAGGTACTAATATTAAATCAGTATCATTGGTATCCAATATCTCTTCTAAATTATGAATGAAGTTTACATCTAAGTGTTCATCTGCATCTAATTGGAATATCCACTCACCTTTACAATATGAATTAAGAAAGTTTTTCCAAGCTGCAAAGTCGTGATTAAATTCAGATTCGATTAAAGTAATCTTATCTGCGCTTGCTTGTACTTCTAAATATTCGATTAGTTCTTGTGAAGCCTTTGGCGTATCTAATAATACAACGATTTCTGAATTCTCTCCTTTATAATTCCAAAGTTGAGTAAGTAAAGTTATCGTTTCTTCGAATTCATTACAAACTGTAATTGCGTAACTTAATTTCATTTATATAACTTTTTTAATTTAATCTTCGTTATGTGGTTTATTAGTTGTATAACTCCAATTAGAACCGCTTGGATATCCATTTGTAGTTGATGTTACAAATTGCGGTGTTGCGTATGTAATAGAACCACCACCGGGTGTTGTTGTTATTGTTCCAGATGAACCACTACCACAATTTATTTGGTATGGGTTATATGGGTTGTATAGTTGGATAAATGGTAATGTTTGTATTGGTGCAGTATTCGGAACTCCAAATGGAAATCCTATTGGTTCTTCATCTTTAACCTCCGTTAACTTATCTTTTAAGGTATCCCATTGTTTCGGAGTAATGTTAAATTCATGTACTCCCTCTGTGAATCCTTTTAACCAAAGGACAAATTCTTTTGATGTCATAACTATTTATTTTTTATTTGGGATGATTCATCTAATCCTGTAACATTTTGGTGTCTGGGAGTTAATGAATTTATATCCATATCTAATTCTATAATTTTTCCTAATCCACTTAATTTATAAGTTCTATATGCATCGTTTGTAATTATTGGAACTTTCATAACTACTTTTTCATAGAAAGCTTTTGCTCCTCCTTTCATTTGTAATTTTTCAGTTTCTTCGTTTATAAATTTACCAAAAAATCTTTTTATCAATTCAGGATTTACATTTGATACTTTTACACAATGCACTATATCTTTTGCTTTAGAAACAAATAGTGTATAAATTATAGGAGCTGTTGTTTCGGTAAAACTTCCCTTAGTACCATCCACATATTCATATTGCTTTATAAGGTAGAATTTAGCCCTAACCATTTGATTGGGGTTAATTTGATTTTTACCATCAACAAATCTGCGATATAATGGATTGTAGCTTTGCATTATTTTTCTACCATTTTTAACTTAGGTAACTTCATTGGTTGAAGCTTTGGTTTCTTATTATAAATACCATATTGAGTCAAAATAGTATCAAATAATTGGGTCATCTTAGATAAACTAAAGTTTTGTTTGTTTTGCTTACCTAATTGAAAAGCTTCAATTTTGTACTTATCATAATTCTTATAAACATCTTTAATTTTAGGTAATGCTTTTGATACATTTACATTAAACCATTTAGATTCTTTCAATAAAAAATCATCTGCGGCTGATTCATGTACTTCCTTTAGTTCACCTTCTAATAATACTGCTCCACTCTTTAAGAAATCAATATGCCCACTCCAATTAGATACAATCACCGGCTTACCTGTCAAACTGAATTCTAATAGGGGTCTACCAAATCCTTCTCCCTTTGTAAAGTTTATCATTGCTTTTACTTTTGGATGTTCGTACAACCCATTCATTTCAGATTGTGTTAAATCTCCATGTAAAAGATAAACAGGAACTTTTTTATAATCAGAACCCAATACTGCTCTAATCTTTTTAACCATATCTTCTCTATCTCTAATTGAGAATCCAGCTGATGATGTTTTTAAAATCAATGCAGGTTTAACCTTTTCGTTTTTGAAAGCCATTGCGAATGTTTTAATCATCATTCCCACATTCTTTCTATCTTCACCTATATCACCTCTTAACCAATGTCCTACGAATAAGAATGCAAAATCTTCTTTGATTTGAGCTAAATCAACATGCGCCACATGCTCAGTTCCAAAATCCTTTTCATCAAATCCTTCAAATAAAACCTCAACTGGCTTTTCAATTCTAATTTGTCTAATTATTTGATTGGTGTTTCTATCAGTTTCATTATAAACCGTTCCTATTAAACTTAATTTAGCATGTTCGGATGGTGTAATTATTAAATCCATTCTATTACATCCTTCAATCCAATTCATTGCACATGCAGTTGTTTCAATTGCAGCTGTAATACCTACATTATAATAACCTAATGGTTGAAATTCATTTGGAACTGTAACTTGCATATATACATCGGGCTTCTCTTCGATTTTTCCAATCATACTATCAAGAATCCATTTATGAAATTCGTTATCGTAATTCAATGCATCCATCGGAGTTTGCCCCCAACGAGTACTAACTACTTTAATTTCAAACTTATCTAATTTATATAGAGATTGTAATAAATCTCTTGCATGGTCGCCGTATCCACTTCTCGTTGCTACCGGCGCCTGAAATACTAATGTTGGTTTGCTCATACTATAACTCAATTATTTTAAATTTTTTCTTTGGTGTCCAATTTTCAAAAGCTCCCTCCATACCATCTACTAATGCTTTACACATTGCTTCTCTACTTAATAAACCTTCACCCATAAAATGTTTTCTACCTTTCAATGCTGCTTTAGTTCTTTCTTCTTTACCCATTCTATACCAATCCATAATCAATGGTGATACATCTTCAAAATCAACTCTATCATCAAAAATATATGGAGTAGGAACTGAGCCTGTTGTTGAACGAACTGGCCAAATTGGTTTAACCCAATCTCCCCAAACTACACCTGCTTTTTTATGCCTATCATGTAATGAACCAATCTCTACATAATCTTCAGCAGTTAATAACTTACCTGTACCTTTATCTCTGAATCCACATTGGTCTTGTAAACCACCTGTAACCGTTAATATGATTGGTGTTCCTGCCATTACTGATTCTGCAGTTGCTAATCCAAACCCTTCGTTTGATGCAATATTAATTGTTACATCTGCCATATTGTATAACCAATTCAATTGCTCTTCGGTATATCGACCATCTGCAAATACTACATTAGTTTCTGGCAAACAACAATGCTCAATTGTAGTAGGTAAATCAGTACCATGTTCTTGTACAGGTTCGGTGTGCATTAATAAACATACTTTACTTCTTTGTTCAGGAGTAAGTGCTTCAACAAACTTATCAAATGCTAAAATTACATCAACAGGTTGTTTTCTTCTGATATTACGATTATTCCAGTAAAGAATAAATTCGTATTCTTTATCACCTAAGATTGATTGTTTAAAATCTTTTGGAACTTCAACTTGTTTGTATAATTCCGAATTGATACCATGTGGTACATAACTCACTTGCCAATCAGCAGGTGGTGTCCAATGTGATTCTTTATCCCAACCCCAAACTCGTTTAGTAATACCATAAGTTTGTTTTGAAATTGTACCAATCCAATCACAACTTTCGTAGTAATCTCTATTGTATTTTGGGTCTGGTAAATCATCCCAAATATGATAAAAGAATAATGGAGTGCTTTGTCTGATTTCATGTTCCATATCATATAGCCAAATCCAATATCTCGGGTCAGTAAAGTGTAAGATAGCATCTGGTCTTTCAATCATCAATAATTGACGAATAACATCTGCGTTACCATAACCATCAAATGGATATATTTTAACACTTGCATCTGCTATACCTGTTCTAGCTCTGATATCATCATTTAAATCAAATACTTTACCCGATTCTGGGTGTTTGATTGCTGCTCCTAATTGTACCCAATCATACTTATCGACTGTTCCTAATACTAATTGTTTGGAAACATTGGCTATACCACTAGCCATTCGTAAATCATCGGAAAGTAACAGAATTTTCTTTTTTGCCATAACTTTTTTTTGTTTCTTAAAATTGTGAACCACTTATTTGTAACTCTTTGTGGTCGTTCACTTGTGTTCTAAATTTTTCGTTTTTTACATAAAGGTCTAAGGTTCTGTTAACGAGCTTTTGGAAATTGATACCACCTGTAATTGTAGCTATTTTAAAATCCGTATCGTATAACTCTCTTATAACCTTAACCGTAGTTAATTTTAGGTTTGCCATTGTTATTATAATTTATATATAAATATATATATATAAAATTATTTTCCGTCACATAAACCTCTATCAAAAAATTCACACCATCCGCATAATTTAGATGGTTTTTTTGGATACTCTATATTGGTTCTATATTTACCTTCCGAATCAAATACACTTTCTACAAATTCACTAAATCCTTTCCAAGCTTTATTGATTGATGGTTTACCACTTGCTGGTACATGCTTACTGATACGGGGTATTGTGAAATCTTCTACTTCGGCTACTTTTCTTTTGAGAATAATAAATTCAACATCAATTATATCAGTTGATATACCAATCAACTCAGCATAAAACTTTTTATATAATAGGATTTGTGAATTTTTAATTGGGTCAGATTTTTGATACTTACTCCAACCTTTGGTAGATGTTTTAAAATCGGTAATACGATATCTACCTGTCGTTTTACTTCTAACGATAAAGTCAATGAAACCCATAAAGTTTACATGTTCTAAAATCTTAGTATTGATAGGTTGCTCAATGGCAACTAATTCATCATCTTTTAGTGAGAAAAAATTATTGAAGTTTTTAGATTTCTGAAAATAATCTAAAATAAGATACCCATCTTCTAAAAACTCAACTAACTCCTCTTTGGAACAAATGGGGTTTGCTCCATCGTTAGATTCCTTAACAAAGAACTCTCTCATTTTTTCTTTGAGGAATTCTTTTGTATCCATATTCTTATCAGCTTGTGATTTAGAAATACGAAGGCATCTACTTAAATACTCTTGAAGAGTTTCATGCATTGCTGAGCCAAATACTGAATGTATATTAGAACTTGATTCTGATAACCCATCTATGTAACTTAGCTTGTATTGTTGTGGACAAGAACTCCACATTGAATACTGACTGAATGAAACTCTTGCCATTATATTTTTAATTTTAATTTTGTTATTTGTTTTTTCTCTACACCATATTTCTCACAAATATATTTAATGTTTTCTCTACCTTCTCTACTTGCGTAAAGGACTTCAAGATAATCATTTGCTTGGTGCTCAGAACAAAGATACTCATTTTTTATGAGATTAACAACAAAATCTTCATATTTTTCTGCAGATTTTCCTTTCATATACTTTAGGAAATATCTACCTTTAGGGATAATGTTTATATACAACTTATACATATCCTTTGATTCAAGTGATTGAGTCAAAGGTAGTATAGATGCAATAAGTTCAATCCAATCAGGATTCATAGAAAGAAATCGATTAATCATAAAATTACTCCAACTCTTTTTATCCTCTTCTGATAATTGTTCAAAGTACTTTGGGTCTTGTTCGTTTGTTATCGCCTTAATGTGGTCAAATAATGATTTACCAGCCATACTATTCAATTACTTTTTTATCCTTCAATTCATCAGGCATTAATTCTTGTAATGGTTTACCACATTGAGTACATAAAAATACTTCAATAGGAATAATTGAATCCTTAGTTTCGCCGGTAATTAAACGAGAAACCTTTTTGAATCTCATACCTTGCATAAAGATTAGATTACCACATTCACAAGGAATATCTCTAGTATCATTTAAATTAAAGTTTGGCATTGGAGGTTGTTGTCCGTTTTGCATTTTATTTATTTTATATTGTTTATAATTTGTATCAATAGAGATGCGAAAACAATTTCTTTATCTACTACTAATGAATCTTTATATTGAGATTCTGAAATTGCTAATATAACATTAGCAGTATTTCCACCTGCATACTCATCTACCTTATCATAAAGGTATGTATACATTTCGGTATAATCATTCATCTGATTATCTAATACCATTTGTCTAGTTTTCAGATATAGATTTCGTTTATCATCATTACCTTTAAGTGCATCTACTAATTTATTTCTGAAATCAGATTCAATCATAATTGCCTTATCCACTTTTAGTTCACCTTTAGCAGATTGTAATTGACAGGTATTTAGAATTCTACGAATATCAGGATAGTATGTACTTACGATATCAGCTACATTCTTAATATCATATGTAATCTTTTCAGAATCTAATATCTTACTCACTTGAATTGCTACATCCTTTTTAGTTGGAGGTATGATTGCAAATGATTGACATCTACTCTGAATCGGGTCAATAATTTTCTCAATGTAGTTACAAGTCAAAATGAAACGGCAATGTTTACTGAATGTTTCCATTAAGTTACGAAGGATTGCTTGTGCGTTTGGAGTCATATAATCAAACTCATCCAAAATCACAACCTTAAATCCTGCAAAACCTACCGATGATGCGAAGTTCTTTACTTTGTTACGAACGGTATCCACATTATTCTCATCTGATGCATTGATAATCATAAAATCACATTTGATTGTGTTTACGATTAACTTTGCTAATGTAGTTTTACCTGTACCCGCTTTGCCATAAAGTAGTAAATGTGGGATATCATTATTATCCAAATATTGTTGGATAGTTTCTTTGATTGTTGTATTACCAACATAGTCAGCAAGAGTTTGTGGGCGGTATTTTTCCACCCACAAGCTATGCTCTTTTTTATTAATGTTATTTGCGAAAAAGCTCATATTAATTTTTTACGAATACACCATTTACGGTCTTACCAGTACGGTCTTTAATTTCATTCCAAGCGGCTTCTAAACATTGACTAGGAGTTAATCCTAATTGTTTAGCCAAAATGATAAGTGTTACAAATGTATCACCAATACCATCTTTTATTTCCTCATCTTTAGATTTTAATAATGCTCCTGCAGTTTCACCCACTTCTTCCAAAACTTTTAATAATTGCTTTGGTGCATTTTCTTTCTTTAAGATATCTTTATCAGCTGCCCAATTAATTACATTTTCAATTAACTTATCAAATGAAACATCGTAATCTGGGAATAATTCTAATTGGTCTGCCATTTTATTAATTTGAAATTTCTACTAAATAATATTTACATGCAAAGTTATCAATTAAGAACTCAACATTTGCTAAACCATCAGTTGATACTTTCAATTTTGCTGAAGTAGCTTCTTTGTTTGCAGTTAAGATTTCTTTTAAATACTTTGCTGAGAATGAGATTGGTTTAACATCACCATCAAATCCTTTAATTGCAGTGAATGTTACTCTATTTGTAGAAATAGAAGAATATCCAATTGCCATCTTCAAATCACCACCTTCACTAAATACAGTGAATGTATCGATATCAGATAATGCACCTTTTGCTTTGATAAACTTATCAATCATATTTGATGCCATCTCAATTGAAATACCAAACTCTGGTAATTGCTTCAAATCAGGTACAACCGGAATCACACCTAAATCTGCTAATTGATAAGAAGTTTCAGTTTCATCCGAAGATAACTTTAATACAGTAGCCTTATCACCTACGGTATCAACTTTTAAATTCAAATCGTTATCTAATATACCTACTAAGTTTTTCAACAAAGAAGTTGTATAGATACCAATATTAAATGGAGTTGATGTAAATCCATCAAAGTCCACTTCACCTAACAT